CCCCCGTCACGCCACGACGGCGTGCGGCGGAGGGATACGCCATGCCGACCGGAGTCGCCGATGCCCCGAGCATTTGCGCTCGTCACGGACAGACAGCTCCTCGAGTGGGCGGCGGATATGCCCTTGGAGCGCATCGCCGTTCTCACCGGGTCGACTACCTCGTCGATCTCGCGCCGGCTACGGGAGCTCGGCTGGACGGACCCTCGGCCCGGCCCCAAGGACCCGGACGAGGCGACCATTCGCCAGCGGTGCTGGGAGGTGCAGTCGCGCTGGTCCGAGCAGGAGCGGCGCAGGAGAGCCGGGCTGCGGCGAGCGAGCGTAACCGTCGTACACGCATCCGATCTCGGGCTTGCCAGCTTCTCGTGACGTGGCTGCACCGCGTGGCGCGCTGCCACGCGCATCTGTGCGCCATCGTGCGGCTCTACGGCGATCCCAGTAAGGCCGGCGGCCAGTCCAACGCTGGCGAGACGTACCAGGCCCGCGCGGCTCGCGGCGACCGCACGCTGCTCTACGACGCGCTCACGGTGACGATCGACGAGCTCATCGAGGTGCGCGACGAGATCGGCGCGACCATGGACGCGGCCGAGCCGACGACGGCCGCGCCGGGCACGCAAGACAAAGTCGAGGAGATGTGTCGCCGCGCTGAGCGCGGCGAGTCACTCTTCGTGCAGGGCGATACGCAGGGACGCGAGGTCGGCGACGGATCGCTGGCCTGATCACGGATGGTTTTGTTTGCGGTCGGTCGTGACGGAGTGCGGCCGGCCGCGCTAAGGAGGGCTACGTGCTAGTGCTCAGTCGAGCGGAGGGCGAGCGTGTCGTCGTGCCGCATGCACGGATGGAAATCGTGGTGCAGGAGATCAGAGGCAACGTCGTCCGCCTGGCGTTTCGAGCGCCACAGCGTGTCGACATCTTCCGCGGCGAGGTGTTCGATCGGATTGCGATGGATCAATGGGACGAGGACGAACCAAACCAAGAGGAGGACGTGAAGTGAAGATCGTGAAAGGCAAGCAGGCTGCACCCGTGCGGTGCGTGCTCTACGGCGTCGAGGGCATCGGCAAAACGACGCTGGCGGCGCAGTTTCCGACGCCGCTGTTTCTCGACACCGAGGACGGGACGAAGCAGCTCGAGGTCGACCGTGTCGCCTGCCAGGACTGGCCGAGCCTGCGGGGCGCGGTGGCCGAGCTGGCTGTCGAGAAGCACGGCTACCAGACGATCGTCATCGACTCGATCGACTGGGCGGAGCGGGCGCTGGTCGAGTTCGTCTGCAAGCAGGACGGCAAGAAGTCGATCGAGGACTACGGCTTCGGCAAGGGCTACACGGTGGTGGCCGAGCATATGGGGCGGTTCGTCGAGGGCCTGGACAACCTCCACCGTGCCGGGCTGCACGTGCTGCTCGTGGCCCACGCCAAGGTGCAGCGGACGAGCCCGCCGGACCAGACGGACGGCTACGACCGGTACGAGCTGCGGCTGTCCAAGCAGGTGTCGCCCATCGTCAAGGAATGGGCGGACGCACTGCTCTTCGCCAACTACCGCATGCGGCTGATCGAGGGCAGCGACGGGAAGCGCAAGGCGATCGGCGGTAAGGACCGCGTCGTCTACGCCGAGCGTGCGGCGGCCTTTGACGGGAAAAACAGGTACGGGCTGGGCGAAGAGCTGCCCATGACCATCGAGGCTCTGGCCCCGCTGTTCACCGGCACGGGTGCCAGGCCGATCGACACCGAGCTGTACGACCAGGTCGTCAAGTACATCACCGACGCTAAGAGCGTGCGGACGCTCGGCAAGATCGGCGACCGCATCGACGCACTGCTGTCCGACGGCCAACTGACGGCCGAGCAGGGCGAGGCGTTGACAGTACTGGTCAAGGAGCGGCACGACGCGATCGAGCCGCAGGAGGTGACCGATGGCGTGGCATGACGTGCCGCCGTGGACGGCCAAGCGGGCCGAGTCGGAGGAGCTGATGCAGCAGGTGGCCGAGGTGGTGCGGCGGTGGCACGTCCGCCGCATCTCGGGCAACACGGCGGTGGAGAAGGTGCGGGAGCTGCTGGAGCCGCTCCGCGTGAGGGTCGGGCAGGCACACGAACCGGAGATCAAGTCATGAATTTTGATCAGTGGTGGAACTGGGACGAGGAGCCGCGAGCCGCCGTGGACCACGGGCACACGCAGAAGGTGCCGACGGGCCGGCACACGGGCGACATCGTCAAGGCCGAGATCAAGGACCTCAAGTTCAAGATCGCGGACGACAACCCTACGGGTACCTCGCTCGTCGTCACGTGGAGCAAGTCGGGCTACTACCCGGTCGAGGCGATCGTGAACCTGCGGTGGCGTGGCCTGCTCGAGGCGGTCTGCCGGGCGGCTGGCGTGTCGCCACCCAAGCGTGGCGAGGACTGGGACGAGCAGTCGCTGGTCGGGCGCGTGGCGACCGTCGACATCGAGAACAAGGTGGCGCAGGCCACGGGCACTGAGTACCAGCGCATCACCAGGTGGCATGCGTCGCCACAGAGGCCGCTGCCGGCCGAGGCAAAGCCGAAGCGGGCGCCGGCCCGGACGCCGGCTGCCAAGACGCATGCGGAGTTCCAGGAGCGGGCCGATGCCGACGACATCCCTTTTTGACGACGACCGCACCATCCAGTTCTACGGCGGTCCATGGGACGGGATGCCGTACACGCCGAGGCGTGGCGCGCAGTACCCGGCCAGGCTGGACATGCCGTGGAGCGGGCAGCTGCACCACTACCGACTGGTGCAGCGAGGCGGCGTCGTGCAGTTCTTTTACATCGGAAAGGCGCTACCGGACGGAGCGAGGATCGGATGAAGGTCTACAAGGGATGGCGGGCGGATCGTGTGGGGAAAGACGGCGTGTTCGTCAGCACCTACTCCGGGACGGTGTCCGAGTGCGGCCAGTGGGTCGAGTGCGGCGAGACCAGGCACCGGATCTCTCCGCAGTGGCACGCACGTGCCGTCGATGCCGAGGCCTCGATGGCCGGCGAGATCGAGGAGATCGGGCGGCGGCTGCTTGAGCAGGCGGCCAAGCTGAGAGAGGCCGCGGAGGTGGTGGCGTGAGCGACTACTACCGCGAGCCCGAGGCCGTGCTGCCGCTGTTCGCTGCGGCCAGGCGGACGGATCCGTCAACGTCGCACAAGGCCGCTCAGCGGGCGCCTGTGGCCGGGCATCGTCGCCTGGTGCTCAAGGCCCTGGCGGCCGGGCCGGCTGGGCAGACGGAGATTGCACGGCGGGCCGGCATGACTGTGGCCGCCGTGTCGAAGCGGCTGCCCGAGCTGCGGCGTGCCGGGCTTATCGAGAAGACGGGACGCGAGGTGGCGGGTGGGGAGTGTGAGTATCGGAGGTGCGGTTGAGGTACGCGAGTAATGAACAAAAGTCTTACCTGTTTGTGAAGCAGGGCGGACTGTGTGCTGCATGTCACCGGCAGCTTTTAGTTAGCGACCCGGCAGACCACATAATTCTTTACGCCATAGGGGGGGACACATGTTTGAGCAATTTGCAGCTTCTTTGCGGAGCCTGTCATGCGGAAAAAACAAGGGTGGATTCATGCCTCGCCCGGGCCAGTCGCGACTGATTGAGTGGATGCTGGATAACGTCGAGTCGGCCTTGAAGCTCTGCGTGCGCTGGCCAGGAGGCTACGGAAAGACGATTGGGATTGCCTTGGCCTACATGATTCTTCGCCAGTTCGGGAGGGCTAATCGGCTACTTGTAGTGGTTGCGAACGATCAGCAGCGCGCGCAGTTCCGTCGCGATTTTCCTGCCACCTGCCGACGCATTGGCCTTGCTATTAGGGGCGAATGCGTTTGGGAGTTCAATAAGAGCGCACGCGCCGTGCGAACTTCGATGCTGAATCGGTGCGAGGTGTTTGTTTCAACCATTCAGATGGTGAGCGCCACAAATAAAAAGCAGACCGACACGCTGCTGGACCTGATCGGTGACGGCAATAATTGGATGTTGGCGGCCGACGAGTACCACCATTACGCACAAGAAAAGGACTGGGGCAAGTCTCTTCAAAGGGTTTGCGACAACGTCGTGTTTCGGCTTGCAATGTCAGCCACGCCAACGCGAGACGGAAACGCCACTATTTTTGGAGATCCAGATCTCGTCGTCACGTACCGCGAGGCTGTCGATCAAAAGGCTGTCAAAAAGCTATGGCTTCGTCGCTACCACTACACGGTCAAGGCGACTACCGGGAGCGGCAATCAAGTCGAGTACACGACCGACGAATTACGGCAACAGCTCGACAACGAGTCATTGAGCGACTTTGAAGAGCGAGTCGGCCTTCGCTACACGACTCGATACATCCACCCAATGATATTGGAGCCGCTGATGCGGCTGCAGAATCGGAGGGCCGAGGCCGGAAAGCCGTTGCAGATGCTGGTGCGTGCGATGTCGTGCCGTCACGCCAAGCACGTCTGCGAGGTCATTAAGAAGGTCGCGCCCGGTCTGCGTGTTGACTGGGTTGGAAGCGGCCCGTCAGGACGCCCGGATGATGTCAATTCGTCGGTTATTGAAAAGTTTGTTCCGTCAGCCGGGTCCGACCCAGAGCTGGACGTGCTTGTGCAGGTCCAAAAGGTCGGTGAAGGCAGCGATTCAGTGATGGTGTGCGAGATCGTAGATCTCGCCCTTGCGAACATTGACGGCGCTGCCAACCAGCTTAAGCAATTTATCTTCCGCGGCAGCCGGATTATTCCAGGGCTGCACGAGCAGCATCAGCACTGCAACGTCAATGTGCCGTCGGACGCCAAGCTTGCCGGCCTCGGGCAAGACGAAGGCCTCGTCGGGCTGAGCCTTACGGACTGGATTGACGGAGATTGCTCGCGATCAGGTTGCGCTGAGCATGACGCAGAACAACCGCCGTCGGAAGGAGACTTCCGCCCTGCGCCCGAAGACTTCCTGTCGGTCGTGGTTCGACGAGATGCCGAACTGACAGAAGTGACCGACGACATGAAGGAGCATTTCATGAAGTTTGTGTCGCACATGAACTCTGGCGTCGTTGACTCAGCTTCCCAATGGGACGTTGAGCACAACGAGGAGCACATGGAATTTGCCAAGCAGGCGTATTTGGCAGTGGCGAACAAGCACGCAACTGAGATGGACGCTCAGGCTCAGCTCGAGCGGCGAGCCCAAGCGTTTGAGTCCGAGGTCGGCAGGCTTGCTAACCAAGGAGCAAAGATATTTTCCCGAGCGACTGGCGAAGAGATTAGCGGGAAACTGATTGGCAAGCTGGCGAAGAAGATCAACGTAAACCTAAAGGCGGCGATCGGTCGTGGCCGCGAGGCATGGCTTGACGAGGACTTTGATCGTGCTGGCCGAATTTTGCACGCGTGGGGATGCGCGATTCGCGACCGCGTTGAAGGTAAGGGGGTGCTTCCTTGGCTCGACTAAAAGTCACGACCGACGCTGACGAGTCGATGCCTCTGGATCAAGTTCCAGAAGACGACCGCGGGCGAGTCGTTGAAAAGAAAGTTTGGCGGCTCCGCTCGTTGTTCGAGACGGATCTCCGTAAGGCTTTTGAGTACCTCGACGACCTGCGTAGTCACGAGGCGTGGAAGTATCTTCGCGAGCCAGACATGGAGCGGCTCGTCGAGAACCGTTGCCGTGTCACGCCGGCTTTTGTTGAGCAACTGCGATCTGGCTATGCGTCACTAATTGCGGCAGGGCACACCGGAAAGGTGACGGCCACGCAGGCAGCAGCCGCCGCATTTGCAGAAGACAAGACGAAGACGGTGCGGCAGCTTGCGGCCGCTGTTGGATGCAGCAAAAGCACTGCTCAACGTGCAATGGTGTCCCACGATAGCGATAGTTTACCAGAAAAGCGGGACACGGCAGGCGACGAGTCTGCCGCAACCGGGCTCTCGACCGCCACCATCTACCGCCAGCGTCGCCTAAAGGCAGACCGACCTGATCTGTGGGCACAGGTCGAGGCTGGCGAGAAGTCAACGCACGCCGCGGCGATAGAGGCTGGCATCGTCAAGGTGCCTAGCGTGCTTGATCAGCTTCGCAAGCTCTGGGCGAAGGCATCGGAAGCCGACCGCCGCACGTTCATGAAGGAGGCCACGGATGGCCGGTGAATGGATCGCCTACGACATCGCCTTGCCGGCCAAACCGGAGGTGCAGGAGCTGATCGACGAGACTGGCCACCCGGTCGAGGTCGTCGTATTCCGCCTCCTGCAGCTGTGGGGCTGGGCCTCGATGCACTGCCACGACGGCGTGGCTCGGATGACGCTGCCACGCCTTGTCAGGACGTGCGGCGGTGACGATGCCTTCTGGCGAGCCGTGGCGGCCGTCGGGTGGCT